GAGGCGGAGGCGCAGAATTCTCGCGACGGCGCCTCGGACGACTCGCGAAAACATCAATGATTATCGGGGTGAAATCGTGGTGCGCCCGGACCGATTCGAACGGTCGACCCCCGCCTTAGGAGGCTCACGGGCGAGCGCGAACACCCGTCGGCTCTACGACTTACCTCTCGGCCTGCCAGATTGGATCGAGAATTCTTGGGTTACACTGGCCGCCAGATGCCGCTGAGCGCGAAACACCAGCGCTTCGTTGCCGAGTTTCTCATCGACACGAACGCCACGCAAGCCGCCATCCGCGCCGGCTACTCGAAGAAGACCGCCCGCGTGCAAGGCTCCCGCCTGTTGACGAAAGCTGCCGTCAAGCAGGCCGTCGCCACAGGCCAGGCGCGGATGGTCGCCCGGCTCGAACAGACCGCCGATATGAAGGCCGACGAACTCGTCGCGAAGGTGTCGGCCATCGCCCGCATGAAGGTGCGGATGGGCGGCAAGGAAGTGATGCGCGCGATCGAGCTGCTCATGAAGCGGTACGGACTCATCAAGGACCGCGTGTCGGTCGAGAACCCCGACGGCACGCCCCTGAACCTCTCCGGCCTCAGCGCCGAACAGATTGACCAGTTCGAGAAGCTCCTCGCGCTCGCGACGACCCCGCCGAAGGTGTGAACATCCTCACCATCCCGCCGGGGCTCACCCTTGAGGCGATCCGCGCCGAGAAGAATCGCCGGCGCTGGCTCACCGATCCGGTCGCCTGGTGTCGCGAGCGGACCGGCGGCTACCTCTGGAGCAAGCAACGCGCGATTGTTGAGAGTGTCCGGGATCGTCGCCGCACGGCCGTGCCCTCGTGCCACGACGCGGGGAAGAGCTACGTCGCCGCGCAGCTCGTCGCCTGGTGGATCGACACGCACCCGCCCGGCGAGGCCCGTGTCGTCACCACGGCGCCGACCGGGCGACAGGTCCGCGCGATCCTGTGGCACGAGATCGGGCGCGTGTTCGCGAAGGCGCAGTTACCGGGCCGCGTGAATCAGACGCAATGGTATCGCGTCGGCGCGTACGGCAAAGAGGAACTCGTCGCCTTCGGCGCGAAACCGGCCGATATGGACCCCGCCGCATTCCAAGGCGTCCATGAACGCTACGTGCTCGTCATCTTCGATGAAGCGGACGGCATCCCAAAGTCGCTCTGGGACGCGGCGGAGGGCCTCATCTCGAACGAGGAGGCGCGCATCCTCGCGATCGGGAATCCGGTGAATCCGACGTCCGAGTTCGCGAAGGTCTGCGAGCCCGGATCGATCTGGCACACAGTGCCGATCAACGCCTTCGAGACGCCAAACTTCACCGACGAGGCCGTCCCCGATCGGTTGCGCCCGCTACTGGTGCAGAAGGTGTGGGTCGACGAGGTCACACGCAAATGGGGCGTGGACAATCCCCTGTATATCGCGAAGGTGCTCGGGCGCTTCCCGCCGCACGGGGGCGACAACCTCATCCCGATCGAGTGGATCCGCCAGGCGCAGGACCGCGAGATTGAGCCCGCGGAACCGAGCGAACTGGGCGTCGACGTCGGCGGCGGCAATGACAAGAGCGTCGTCGCGCATCGGCGCGGCGGGCACGTGCGCATCATCCGCAGTGACACGAATCCCGACACGATGGCTACGTGCGGGAACATCATCAAGGACCTGCGCACGACGGGCGCGCGCATCGCGCGCGTGGACGTGATCGGGATTGGGCGCGGCGTCGTGGATCGCGCGAAGGAAATCGCCGGCGGCGACCAGTCGACCGGTGACAAGGCCACCACCGCGCGGCTCGCGAAGAAGATCGTCGGCGTGAACGTCGGCACGAAGCCGCGCGACGAAGAGCAATACATGAACCTGAAGGCCGAGGCCGCGTGGGCGCTCCGCGAGTGGTTTCAGCGCGGGCTCATCGACATCGACCCGGCCGACAAGGACCTCGCCGCGCAGCTCGTCACACTCAAGAACAAAACGACATCAACAGGCAAGAATGCGATGGTCTCGAAGGAAGAACTGAAACGCTCAGGGCTCGACAGTCCCGATCGGGCCGATGCGGTCATCCTCGCCTTCATGCCGACGATGGGCTCGGCGCCGGGCGCCATCACCGCCGGCGCCGCGAAGCCCGACCCGATGGGCCGCGCGATGACCTCGAAGCGGTTATAAAATAACCGCGCCATGCCCGACAGCCTGCTCCGACTCACGCTGCGGCAAGACCGCGACCTCTCAAGCCTGAGCAATGACGAGCTGGCGGCGCTCCTCGACCTGGTTAAGGTCGAGTATCTGGATGTGGCATCGATCGCGCTCGATGAGACCTGCACGTCTGCGAAAGACGAGGCGGATGGCGACGCCACGATCGCCTCCGCTGGTGCGGTGATTGACGAGACGATTGCAGGTAGTGTCTCAGTTTCGATTTTGACCGCCCCGCCGGACGCCCGTCCGTCGGGTATCCTTGGTCGAGCACGTATGCCTAAGGGACCAAAGGGACAAAAACGACCGGCCGACGTCATCAAGAACGCCGTACACGTCATGCGGATCGCGACTGGCGAGATTGAGGAGCATGACACCAGAAATCAGGCGGCGCTGGCGTTGAGTAAGCTGGGGGCATCGAAGGGCGGCACGACGACACCGAAGCCGAACTTCAATCCACCAGGCCAGGGCGCTTAATGTCGAAGCGCGGTCAGCGAGTCATCGCCGAAGCTCGACGCAGCCGTAGCGCCAAACCGATCCACCTCTCCGCGCCCAAGGGGCAGCCGCTGCTCGGCCCGGGTCTCGGCACCCTCCTCCAGCCCGGCTCGAGCACGCCGTCGGCGACCGGCGAGATCGGCGTCCCCGGCAATCTGAATCTCTCCGGCTTCCTCACGGGCGAAGACTACAACCACGATCTCGACGGCGCGCCCGCGATGGCCGTCTATGACGAGATGCGCCGGTCCGACGCGCAGGTCGCGGCCATCCTGCTGATGTGCACGCTGCGCATCAAAGCCGGTACGTGGAACATCACCCCCGCGACCGACGACGGCGAAGACCAGGCGGTCGCCGACTTCTGCAAAGCGGCGCTGCTCGACGACGAGGCGATGTCGATCCAGTGGTCCGACGTCCTCGACAACGCGCTCCTGAAGCTGCCGTTCGGCTGCTCGGCGCACGAGAAGGTCTGGTTCGTCGACGAGACCGGCGCGCTCCGGCTGAAGAAACTGGCGCCGCGACTGCCGCGCACGTTCTATCGCTGGCTCGAGGATCCGCAGACGAACGAGCTCGCCGCGCTGCAGCAGTTCGCGCCGCGCGGCGGGTCCTACGGCTTCTTCGACATCCCGAAGGACGCCCTCGTCCTGCACGTGCTCAATCGCGAGGGCAACAACTACTTCGGGCGCTCGATGCTGCGCGCGGCCTATCCGCACTGGTGGCGGAAGCAGCAGCTCTACAAGATCGACATGGTCAAGCACGACCGCTGGGGCGTCGGCATCCCGGTCGCGAAGCTCGACAAGGACTACAACACCAACGACACGCCGATCGACAAGATCGAGCAGGCGCTCTCCGGGCTCCGGTCGTATGAGCGCGGGTATGTGATCGAACCGTGCGGCGTGACGATCCGGCTGCTCATCCCGGAGAGCGGCGGCAAGGGCGGGACGGACGCGCTCGGCTCGATCGAGCACCACAACATGCTCATCGCCCGGAGCGCGATCCAGGGCTTCGCCGCGCAGGGCGAGCAGGCGCACGGGTCCTTCGGCGCCGCCGCGATCACGTTCCAGGCGTTCGAAGACGCCGAGCAAGGGACGGCGCGCGAGCTCGCCTCGGAGTTCCGGATGCAGGTGCTGAAGCCGCTCTGCGAGAACAACTTCGATATGTCGGGCGGGCGGAAGACGCCGAAGCTCGAGTGCACCGGCCTCGGCAAGATCGACATCAAGGACGTCGCGCCGGCGCTCAAGTCCCTCGTCGACGCGAAGCTGCTCACGCCCGACGACACGCTCGAGGACTTCATCCGCACGGTCGGCAAGCTGCCGCCGCTGCCCGAAGAACTGCGCGGCCAGGACCGGACGCCGATGGTCGCCGTGCCGGGCAACCCCTTCGATCCGAACGCGGACCCGAACGCGGACCCAGACGACGCCCCCTCGAAGAACACGCCCGGCAAGACGCAAAAGAAGAAGCCAAAGGTCGACGCCGCGAAGGTGCGGTATAGCGAGGGCGCGCGCGCCTTCGCGCGGGAACCGAACGACCTCGAGCGCCGCGTGTTTAATTGCCACCAGGTGCCCGACACACTCGACACCGAGAAGGCGCGCCTGACGCGTGTCGTCGCGGGCCTCCGGAAGCAACACCTGCAGCAGCTCGCGACGTCGATCGCGAAGAAAGACGCGCGGAAGAGCACCGGCGCGTTCACGGACATCCGGCCCGACCAGATCGCGCCCGTCGGCTTGGCCGATATCACGGCCGTCATCCGCACGTCGCAGGACGTGATGGCGGACTACGGCGCCGACCAGGTGCGCGCCGAACTCCAGAAGCAAGGCCGCTTCCCCACCATCACCGCGCACACCGCAGCCGAGTCGAAGAAGACCATGAAGTCCGCGCTCACCTCGAGCGCGAAGATCACGGCCGGCAAGGTCGCGACGCAGTGGCGGGACCTGGCGCTCGAGAACGCGCTGCGCTTGCGGCGCTCCGGCCTCGTCGGCCAGGCGCTCGTCGACGCCATCATCGCGGAGCTCGACGACGACCTCGAAGTCGGGCTCGGACACGCGCTCGGCGGCGAAGTGAACGAGGCCTTCGGGCTTGGGCGCGCCGTGACCGCCGGCCAGCTCACCGACGAGATCGAGAAGGCGACGTACTCCTGCCTGCTCGACGCGAGCTCGTGCGACCCGTGCATCGCGCTCGACGGCAAGGAGTTCATCGTCGGGACGCCGGAATACGACGCGGCGATGCCGCCCTATCGGAAGTGCGACGGGCGCGACAGCTGCCGCTGCGTCTACATCTACACGCTGAAGACCACCCCGTAACGACCTTCGACGAAAGGATCGCCCCGTGAGCGACGACAAGATCCAGCCGTTCAAGCCACCGCACAACAACCTGCCGATCATCGGCGTGCACTGCCACCCGCTCGGGATCGCCGTCCAAGTGCCGATGGAGTGCCGGTGCGCGACGCCGGCGACGCCGCTCTTCATGGTGTCGCTGACACACGTCATCCAGTGCCCGAAGTGCAAGGCGAACTACCGCATTGGGAAGGTGGCGTTCGAGATCGCGACGGGCAACTGCGAAGTGCACATCGCGCGCGTCGTCGAGCAGGCGGCGCCCGGGGTCAACTGATGGCCACCATCAATCTCAACGTCGGAGACAGCCACGAAGCCAACGGCGGCCAGACCCTCGTCTTCTCGTGGCGAGACCGTTTGCGCGTCCTGGTCGGTCGCAGCCTCGAGGTCCACATTCAGCAGCGGGTCAGAATCACGGGCGTGCACCCGAACCACGGCGCGCGCATTGAGCTCGGAAAGGTCACCGTTCAGACTCAGTGGACGAAGTGATGTCAGACGACGAGCCAGTGGAGACCAACGGCAATCTCATCAGCCCCTACGAAGTCGCGGCCCTCTGCGGTGTCGACTACGAGACTGTGCGCAAGTGGATGGTGTCCGGCGCGCTGCCGTTCGTCGAAGTGGGCCCGCGGTTCGTCCGGCGCGTCTATCGCCGGCACGCCGAGGCCATGATTCGTCGTCCCGACGACCAGAAAAAAACACCCGCTATCTAATATCTGTGCGCGCGCGAGCACAGATCCCGCACTTCTCCCGTCTTTCAGGAAAGACCCCCTTGCGGCCCGCACGTCGCCCCGCGCACGCTGGCCGACGTGACGCGACCCGCGGGGTTGATTTCGCCCTTTCTCCTGCCCGTGCTCCTCAGCACGCCGGCCGAGGGCCAGGCCGCGTCGAGCTGGAATCAGATCGCGCGCGTCGGCGCGTGGTGGGATCCGCGGTACGGTGACTTCGAGCTCTCGCGCGAGGACCTCGCGCAGATGCTCACCAACTTCAAGCACGTCTTTCCCCTGGCGCCGACCGAACTGCCGATGGACTACAACCACGGCACCTCGAAGCCGGACACGCCGGAGAAGGGCAAGGCCGCGGGCTGGTTCAAGGACATGCAGCTCCGCGCGAACGGCGACGAGCTGTGGGCGCTCATCGAGTGGACGGCACCGGCCGCCGCGATGATCGCGAACAAGGAATACCGGTTCGTCTCGCCGACCTTCGCCTACGACTACAAGCACACGAACGGCCAGGAGCTCGGCACGACCCTCCTCGCGGCCGCGATCACGAACACGCCCGTCATCGAGGGCCAGACACCCCTGGGCCTCACTCACCCCGGCGCGCGAGAGCGCACGCGACAGGAGATCGACATGCCGAAGCTGATCACGGTCAAGGACGTAGAGGGCAAGGACGTCAAGCTGTCGGCCGAGACCGTCGCCGAGATGGTGAAAGCGGCCGGCGTCGAGGGACAGCAGGACCTCTCGAAGCAGATCGGGGACCTGAAAATCGTCGTCGATACCCAGGGGAAATCCATCGAGGCGATAAAAGGCGAGAACGTCGAGCTGAAGAAGCAGAACGACGCGCTCGTGCAGGCGGCGAAGACGGCCGACGCGACGGCCAAGGTCGAGAAGCTCATCCTGGCCGGCAAGGCCCTGCCCGTCGAGCGCGAGGGCCTCATCAAGCTCGCGCTCTCCAACGCGGACCTCTTCGAGGACGCGACGAAGCACCGTCCGGTGCTCGTCACCCTCAACACGGAACGCGGATCGGGCGCGCCCGGCGATGCGTCGCTGACGGGACAGCTTGAAGCGGCCATCATCGAGGAACAGAAGCTGAACCCGAAGCTCTCCCGCGAGCAGGCGTCGACGCGCGCGCTCACGAAGAACCCGAAGCTCTACGACGAATCGGCCGCGCGATAACCCGCGCGCCCCAACCTGCGAGGACGTGACCCATGGCGTTTGAAGGCGCACTGCAAGCTCTGGTCGGTGTTTCGGCGAGCGCGGATCTCTCGGCGAAGCAGTTCCTGGTCATGAAGATCTCCGGCGTCGCGACCGTGACGGTCTGCGCCGGCGTGACCGACAAGCCGTGCGGCATTCTGCAGGACGCGCCCGCCAGTGGGTCTCCGGCGAACGTCGCCTTCTCCGGCGTCTCGAAGGCCGTCGCGGGCGGCACCGTCACCGCGGGCGACACGGTCGGCACGGACGCGAACGGCAAGGTCGTCACGTACGTGGAAGGCACCGACACGACCAAGTACCGCGTCGGCCGCGCGCTGACGAGCGGCGCCGCGAACGAGGTCATCTCGGTCCAGCTGATGCTCGGCGGCCGCCTGGCGTAATCGCCGTGCCGCTGGCCCGCGTGTCGTGCCCGGCGTGCGGTCGTCAAGTCTGTCGCGCGGACATCGCGACGGGCGCCGTGGAAGTGAAGTGTAGGTGCGGCGTGCTCGTGCGCCAGGACGGCGCAGAGCCCCCGCACATTGTTCGGCCCGAGTCCCTGAGACCTGCGCCGCTCTCGACGTGAGGAGCACAGGTCCATGCCGCAGCCCACTCAAGGCGCCGTCCACCAAAACGTCCCCCTCGCGAACGTCTCGATCGCGTACATGCAGGACAACCGCGACTACGTCGCGACCCGCGTGTTCCCGATCGTCCCGGTCGACAAGCTGTCGAACCTGATCTACATCTTCACGAAGGGCGACTGGTTCCGCGACGAGGCGGTCAAGCGCGCACCCGCGAGTCAGTCCGCCGGCTCGGGCTACGGGGTCTCGACGACCTCGTACACGTGCGACACCTTCGCGTTCCACAAGGACGTCCCGGACGACATCCGGAAGAACGCCGACTCGGTCTTCAACATGGACCGCGAGGCGACGGAGTTCGTGACGTCGCGCCTGCTGCTCCGGCTCGAGAAGCAGTGGGTCACCGACTACTTCACGACGTCCATCTGGGCGACCGACTCGACGCCCGCGGCGCTGTGGAGCGACTACGCCAACTCCGACCCGGTCGGCGATGTGCGGACCGCGATCCGGACGATCAAGCTCAACACGGGCAAGACGCCGAACAAGTTCGTCCTCGGCTACGACGTGTTCATCAAGCTGGTCGACCACCCGGACATCCTCGCGCGCATCAACGGCGGCGCGACGAACAGCCAGCCGGCGCTCGTCAACGAAGAGATGCTCGCGCGCATCTTCGGCGTCGACGAGGTCATGGTGTGCGGCGCCATCAACAACACCGCGGCCGAAGGCGCGACGGTCGTGATGGCGTTCGTGCAGGGCAAGCACGCGCTGCTCGTGCACGTGCCGCCCGCGCCCGGACTGCTCACGCCGTCGGCCGGCTACACGTTCCTCTGGACCGGCATCTCGACGACGGGCCAGACGGTCGGCGTGCGGAAGTTTCGTATGGAAGACCTTAAGGCGGACCGCGTCGAAGGCGAGATCGCGTTCGACAACAAAGTCATGGGCACGGACCTCGGCTACTTCTTCGCGAGCGTGGTGGCGTAATGCCGACCTTTGTCGTCATTCGCCGCGAGTTCTCCGGCTATCAGGCGGGCCAGGTCGTCGACGCGTCGACCTGGCGCAACCTGAAAAACCTCTTGTCCTGCCGCCACGTGCGGGAGGCCACGGCCGACGAGATCGCGCAGCACGAGCTCGCGCGCGTGACCGCGCCGGAAGCGGCGCCGAAGACCGCCAGGCGACGGCGCCGCGCGGCGCCGAAGACCGCCACGATCCCGGCGTAACCACGCTATGGGTCTCGGCTCCAAGAAACTCACCGCCGGCGCGAGGCGGTTCGCCGTCCTCACGCTGACCACGATCACGACGGCCGTGACCGGCGTCACGACGAACGGTGGGCCGTGGGGGGACCTGACCGACATCGTCGTCGCCACGTTTCAGGCGACGTTCACATACGGCTCGGGCGGCACGACCGCGAAGTTCTGGCTGCAGACGTCCTTCGACGCCGGCGTCACCTGGGTCGACGTCGCGAACTTCGCCTTCACCACGTCGACGGCGCGGACGATTCACAGCGTGCGCAGCGCGACGGCGGTCGCCGCGACCTACGTGGCCACCGACGGGACGCTCGCCGACAACACCATCAAGGACGGGCTGCTGGGCGACCGGCTGCGCGTGAAGTACACGACGACCGGCACGTACGCCGGCGGCACCACGATTCAGATCGACGTCGTCACGAAGGCCTCGTAGGTCCTGAGCAGCTCGCTCGAGCCTTTCGGGTGGACGAGGCGCCCGAATAAAGGAGTCCGGGAATGGGAATCACCAGTAAACAGCGCGGCCGGCAGATCTTCGCGGGCGGATTCACGCCGCTCGTCACGGCCTACGCCGCCGACGGCGCGATCGCGGCCGACACGGATCGGGTGGCGCTGATGACCAAGGCGGGCGTCGGGGCGTACACCCTGGCGGCGCCGGCGCGCGATGGCATCCGCCTCAACATCATCAGCCGCACGGCCAACGCCCACGTCATCACGGCGACCGCGCTGGTCGACGACGGCGTGACCGGCGGCGCGAAGACCACGATGACCTGCACGGGCGGCTTCGTGGGGAGCTCGATCGAGCTCCTCTCCTACGGCGGCAAGTGGAACGTCGTGAGCAAGAACGTGGTGGCCATCACCTAACGCCGATGCCGGACCACTACTGCACCATCGAGGACATCAACGGTCTGAACCCGCAGGTCCCGTTCGGGCCTGCGAGCAAGCCGTCGTCCGTCCTCGTGGAGAAGTTCATCGAGAACATTGCCGTCGAGATCGACGCGACGCTGGCCCCGATGGGTTATGTCACGCCGGTCGTCACCGGGGCGAACGCGCTGAACATCCTCCGCCTCCGGTGCGCGCAGGGGGCGCTCGGCCTGGCGATCGCGGTGCGGGAGTCCGGGGTCGCGCGTGCGAGCGAGGTTGCGAAGTCAAACCTATGGACGCAGCTGTTCGAGGCGTGGCTGAAGAAGCTGGGGAATCCCCAGGACGGGTACGAGTTGCCCGATGCGCCGCGGACGTCCGACCCGCTGCTCAAGTCCGGCGAGGACGTCTTCCGCAGCCACGTCGACAGCGACGTCGAGCGGTTTGTCACGAGCCCGGAGATCACCCGTGACCAGAGGCTCTGATGCCGAGCGGGTCGATCGAGGCGGTCAAGGAGTCGCTGCAGCGCTGGCTCCGCTCGAGCCGGTTCGTCGATGCGATCGCCGCGGTCGATGCGCAGGCGGTCGCCGAGGGGCGGGACGACAACACGCGCGCGACGCCCGTGCCGGACGCCGACGCCATCTTCACGACGGAGAAGCACTCGCTCGCGAAGTATCCGGCCGTCGAGCTCGTGAATGTCCGGGTCGCGTACGCGCCGGACACGGAAGCGAAGATTCGGGCGATCGAACTGGGCGTCGTCTTCTCGCAGGCGGGCGATGACGAGGCGCTCGTGACGCGCGACGTCGAGCGGCTCATCGAGGCGGCCGGCCAACTACTGCGCGGCTCGTTCCTCGACACGCGCGACGGCATCAAGCGGATCGAGCTCGCGAGCGAGGACTACAGCGAGCTCACGCCGGGTCAGGGCGGGACGTTCTTGCGCGGCGGCGAGCTGCGCCTGGCGATCGCGACGATCACGTAGGGAGATCTCGATATGGCGGTGCTGGCAGTCTCACAGATCCTGATCACCAAGATCGCGCAGACCCTCGCGGCCGCGGCGGGCGGGGGCGACAGCTTCCCGAACACCGGCAAGGAAGTCTTCGCCATTCGCAACGCCGGCAGCTCGATCACCCTCACGGCCGTCGCGAGCGGCGCGGTGTGCAACTACGGCCTCGCCGCCTCGACGGCCCATGACCAGGTGATCACGGTGCCGAACGACTCGGTCGTCTACCTCATCGGGCCGTTCCCGACGTTGCGGTTCAACGACAGCAACGGCCGGGTGCAGTTCACCTATTCCGCCGTCACGAGCGTGACGGTCGCCGTCTTCAGTTTGCCGCCGGCCGCGTAAGGAGACCCCGATGCCGCGCTATCGCGTCCGTCAAGCGTTCCGTCACGAAGGCGTCGAGCTGTTGCCCGGCACCAGCGTCGATCTGCCCCGTCGCCTCGCGAATGAGTTGTCGCATCTCGTCGACGAGGTCGACCGCACGGGCAAAGTCCTCACGGGCGGCACGCCGGCGTGGACGCAGGCGCTCGATGGCGTGCGCGAGCACGAGAAGGCGTCCGTCCTCACGGACGAGCGCGTGAAGGCGGTCGCTGCCGTCCAGCGCGCGCAGCTGCTGGCCGAGGAGACCGCGGCGGACGCGAAGCAGGCGGCCGCGCAGTATCTGACGGCGCAGGCCGTCGTCGACGACATCGACCGCGCCGTCGAGGCGCTCTCTGGCCCGCCGGCAAAGCCGGTCGCCGTTCCCGCGCCGAAGTCCGGCGCCAAGGAGTAAGTCATGTCTGTTGACGCCAGCAAGATCCACATGGGCCAGGCCCGCGTGTTCGTGGGCGGCACGAACCCGACGACCGGGACGCCCCCGACCCTCGCGGCGCATACCGCCGGCGTGCCGAGCGGCGCGCAGAGCGCCTTCGTCGATCTCGGCTTCACGCAGGGCGACACGACCTTCGAGATCATGGTCGAGAAGGGCCAGGTCAAAGCGGAACAGTCGCTCGCGACCGTCGCGCTCTTCACGGTCGGCGTCGCCGTGAAACTGCGCGGCACGATGCTCGAGCGCAACTACACGGCGCTCAAGCTCGCGATCGACGCGTGCATGTCGAGCGTCGACGACGGATCGAAGACGCTCTTCTACGGCGGCGGCGGCACGGGCGTCCTCGCGCCGGCCACCCAGGGCGTGATGTTCACGGCGATTCAGCCGCAGGCCCCGACGAAGTACTTCGTCGGCGTCATCTACAAGGCCTTCACGCTGAAGGGCTTCTCGCTGACGTTCAACAAGGCGAAGGAATCCGTGATTCCGTTCGAGCTCGAGGGCATGACGGACAGCGCGCGGAACGCCGGCGACGATCTCTTCCAGTTCTTCATCGAGAAGTAAATGGCGGGCGCGGTTGGACCTGGCACGCATGGGCTCACGTTCCGGCTGGAGATTCCCGGCGCGCAGCCGCTCGCGTTCGCCCTCTCGCGCTTCGCGCACGAGATCCAGGACTTCGTCCCGTTCTGGGAGGGCCCGTTCAAGACGCTCTGGTTCGCGAGTCGCAAGCAGGCCTTCGCGCTCGGCGGCGAGCCGGGCGGCCGGCTCTGGGCGCCGCTCTCCGACCGCTATCGCCAGTGGAAGCACCGGCACTACCCCGGCGCCGGCCCGCTCGTGCAAAGCGGACGGATGAAGGCGTCGATCACGACGCCGGACGCCTACGGATCGATCTGGCGGCCTGGCCGGCAGTCGCTCGAACTCGGATCGTACGTGCGATCCCGCGGGCTCTATCCGTATCCCGTCGCGCATCAACACGGCACCCGGCGCATGCCGGCGCGGCTGCCGCTCGCGCTCTCGCCCGGCATGGCTGGCGCGATCGCGAAGGACCTGCAGCGGCACGTCGTGCAGGCCTGGGTGAAACGGCGACGCGCGGAACGTGTCCTTAACCCGTCATGACCGGAGAGCTACCAGATGGCCGACCCCACCGAGATCCCCCAGACCGCTGACCAGTTGCGCGCGAAGTTCGGCGCAGAGATCCTCGTCCCGCTGCCTGGTGGCGGCGCGTGGCGCTGCCGGCGGCCCGACATTAAAACGCTGCTCTTCGAGGACATCCTCTCGATGCCGGTGCTCGAGCAGGTGCTCGCGGATCTGCGCCCGCATGAGAACGGCAAGGACAAGACGCTGCAGGACCTCATCGAGGAGCCCGCGGCCGCGTCGCGCACGGGCGACTTCGTCCGGCGCTGGCTCACGCTCGCCGCGAAGAGTCCGCGCATCGTGCTCGAGGAGACGGACGCCGGGCCCGACGCGCTCTGGGTGCAGGACGTCCCGATCAATGTCCGCATGGCCATCTTTAACGCGACGTTCTGGGACGTGACGCCGGCGGCCGGGAGTGCGCCGGCGGCCGCGGCCTTTCCTAAAGGCCCCGCTGGGCCAGTTGCTGCGGGAGACGGCGCGGACGTATCACGTGCGCCCGAGCGCGCTGATGCACCTGACGGATCCCGTTGAGGCACTCGACATGGATCTCGCGGCCATCGAACGCGATCGCGCGGACCGCCTCGAGGCGCGGAACGCGCTCGTCGACTTTGCGTGTGCGAGTGACGACCCGAAGACCGCGCTGCTGCTGGCGCTCCTGATTCGAGACTGACCGATGGGACTGACCGAAGATCTCCTGCTGCGCATCTCGGGCGAGGCGAAGGGCGCCGGCGACGCGCTCTCCGCGACGTCGAAGGGGGTGCTCGGCCTGGCCGAGGGCGCCGGCCTCGCGAATAACTCCTTCGTCAGCCTGGCCGCCGGCGTGGCGACGGGCACGATCGCCGTCGACGCGATCGGCAAGGTCGTCAATGAAGTCAAGCAGTTCGTCATCAGTTCCCTGGACGAGTGGAGCAAGCAGGAACTCGCGATCCGCCGCGTCGAGACGGCGATGGTCGCGCAGGGCACCGGGTCCAAGGCGCTGATCCGCGCCAACCTCGAGCTCGGCGAACAGTTCGCGCGCACGACCGTCTTCGCCGACGACGAGCTGCAGGCGATGACGGCCCTGCTCATCCAGGTCGGCAACGTCGGCCCGAAGGAGATGGAGAAGGCGCTGCAGGCCTCGACCGATCTCGCCGCCGGCCTCGGCGTCGATCTGCGCAGCGCGACGATGCTCGTCGCGAAGGCCTTCGAAGGCAACACCGACGCGCTCAAGCGGTACGGGATCGTCGTCGACGAGACGCAACTCAAGGCGAAGGGCGTCGCCGCCGTCCTCGAGGCGATTCAGGCGAAGTTCGGGGGCCAGGCGGCGGCCGAGGTCGACACGTACTCCGGTCGCGTGAAGCAGATCGGGAAGTCGTGGGACGAGGTCAAGGAGTCCGTCGGCGAGGGCCTCGCGCGCGCCGCCGCGCCGGGGCTGGCCCTCGCGACCGTCACCCTCGACGTGTACAACATTGCGCTGAAGAACGCCTTCCGCGAGCTCAACATGGCGCTTGATTTCTTTGAGGCCAACGAAAAAGCCAAGATCGCCGTCGTCAAATCCGCATGGCAGGACCTGCTTGCCTTGCCCGGGTTCGTGAAATACGGTCTCGGGTTCGGGCCGATGCCGGTCACGCCACAACCGGGCAAGCCGCGCCAGGGCGACATCGATCTCGCCCTCGCGGATACCCCGACCGGACCCGACAGCGTCGCGCGACTGGCCGCGGCGCGCAAGGAGCTCGATGCGCTGACGGCGTCGACGGTCGCCAAGATTAAAGCCGACCGCGAGCTCGGCGCGACCGACGACCTGCTCATGAAGACCTACGAGCTCTCGGGCGATGCCGTCCACATCCTGAACGGCTATCTGTCGGAGCGGGAGAAGAAGACGAAGGCCACGGCGAAGGCCACGGCGAAGGCCACGGACGAGGAGAATGCGGTGCTGGTGAAGTCCAGCGCGCTGCTCCGCGACAACGCCATCAGCCTCCAGGAGTTTTTGAACACGCCGATTCGTCGCTACTTGACCGACGCCGGGGCCGCGACCGCGTCGTGGGCCGACTCGGTGCGGGTGCTCAACGGCCAGCTCGAGTACACAAACCTCTATCTCCCCGTCAGCACCACCGGCATGCAGGACTTCCTGAACACGGCCGTCAAGAACAAGGCCGCGACGGTCGATTGGGCGCAGTCGCTGGGCGGCCTGGGCGCGCAGATCGTGCAGATGTCGCAGGTCACGCGCGGCGCATTTTCGAACGTCCTCAGCGAGATCGGTCGCGGGATCACGGCGATCCAGATGTTCGACACCGGCATCCGCACCACGCAGAGCGCCTTCGAGGCGATGTCGCAGGCCGGAAAAATGTCGTTCTCCGGCCTGATGAGCGCCGGCACGGGGATCCTCAGCCTCTTCTCGAGCATCGTGTCGATGATTCCCGGCCAGTCGCCGGAAGTCTCGATGCAGGAAGGGCTCCTCAAACAGATCGGCATCTACGGCGGCACCGTCGACCTGAAGGGGCTGTTCGACGTCTTCGGGAAGAGCGGCAACACGATCGGCAAGGGCGCGGGCAATGTCCAGCAAGCGAACAGCTACCTGCAGGCGCTGCTCGAGACCCTCGGCCCGAACCCGAGCGAGTTCGCGAAGATGTATGTGGCGCTCGTCCAGAACAAGATCCCGGTCGGCCTCGTGTCCGGGCACCAGGCGAAGAATCCGAACCAGGGCGGCTGGTACGACGAGGACGAGACGCTCGAGTACTTCCGCTTCCTGCTCAAGCAGAAGGGCGTGCCTGGCTTCCGGCTCGGCGGCCTCGGCGACTTCGGTCCGGAGGGCACACTGGCGATGCTGCACGGCCGCGAGGCGAACGTGCCGCTCGACAAGCTCGGCCAGTTCATGAACGCGGCGGAGAAGGCCGCGCTCGGCCGCGAGCGCAGCGCGCCGAACATCGTCGTCCCCGTCGACGCGCGCGGGGCGCATTTCCGCGATCGCCAGTCCATCCGTGACCTGGCCGACCTGGTCGCCGACGCGATCATGGAGCGGCAGCATCAGCTCTATCCGGTGACGGCCCGATGAGCATCAGTGGATCCCAGCAAGCCTACAAGCAGGCGCGCGCGGGCCTCGCCCGGAGCGGCACGACGCGCGCGGACTACTTCACCACGCGGCACTTCATCGGCCTCATCGGCGGGACCGATCGCTCGGCCAACATCGAGAAGGGCACGTTCGCGCTGCGCGACGTCCTCAACGACCAGCCCGATACGTGCGCGATGGAAGTCTACGGGTTCACACCGACGGCTGGGCAAGCGCTCATCATGGCCACGGGCGCGAACGACAACCGGATCTTCGGCGGGACGATCGTCTCGGTCGAGTCGCTGCCGGTCACCGCGGCCGCGCTCGAGCGGTGGCGCATCAACGCCACGGACTACACCTGGCTCTTCAACCGCCGGCGCGTGTCGGGCCGGTTCGCCGCGCAGGCGGCCGACGTGCTCGTGCGATCCCTCGTCGCGACCTACGCGTCGACGTTCGGCGTCCGGCACGTGCAGACCGGCGCGCCGACGATCGAGGTCAGCGCGTACAGCGGCGCGCTCTTCGCGGACGTGATGACCGACCTCTGCGCGCGTGCGTCGACGTCCGCGTTGAAGTGGAGCTGGTATCTCGACGCGTATCAGGACGTCCACTTCTTCTCGTCGGAGCCGGGCGCGACGGCGCCGGCCGACATCACGACGTCGAACCTCACCTACGAGCACCTCTACTGGCGGCCGACGATCGACCAGGTGCGCACACGGGTGTACGTGCAGGGCGGCGGCGGCAGGACGACGGCCGCCGTGGCCACGGGCGCGACGACGATCCCCGTCGACGAATGCGGCTGGTATCAGGCCGCCGGCGGCCAGGTTCTCATCGATGCGCAGGTCATCACCTATACGGGCCGATCGGCGAGCTCCGGGCCCGGCAATTTGACCGGCGTCTCGGGCGTGTCCTTCGACATCCTGGACGGCGTCGGCGTCGACCTCTGGATCACGGTGAACGACACGGCCGCGCAGACGGCGCTCGCGGCGCTCGAGGGCGGCGACGGCATTCGGGAAGGCTACCTGCGCAACGGCTCGCTCGGCTACGCGTCCTGCGTCGAGCTCGGCGAGCAAGAGCTCGCGCTCCGCGCCACCCCCGACAACCTCGGGACGTATGTCTCGCGCGATCGCCGGACGCACAGCGGCAAGACGATCGAGGTCCACCTGCCGGCGCGCAGCATCACGCACCAGGCGATCACGCTGCAGTCGGTGACGCGGCGCTACGAAGCGCCCGGGCACTGGGTCTTCGAGGTCTCGTTCCAGCGCGTGCAGCGCGACTTCAATAAATTCTTGAACTCGGCGGTGTCGCCATGAGCTCGGCCATCACGCGCAGCACGATGACCGACGACTCGGGCGGCGGCGTCGACGGGACGATCCTCAACAACGCCTGGCTGCAGGACATCTACGACCGCGTCGACGCGATGTTCGCGGGCGCGGGCGCCTACGCGACGTTCACGTTTGGCGGCGGCGTCGCGATCGCCGCCGGCATCCTCACGGTGTCGAACAACTCCGCGTCGCTGGTGCGGTCGCAGTTCCTCAACCCCAACACGGGCACCATTCAGACCGACCTTCAGATCGGCCGTGGGACCAACGCGAACGACGTGTACCTCGGGGTCAATTACAGCGGCGTCGCGAATGCCTTCATCGATAACCGGTCGGGCGGCGCGCTGCAATTTAGGGCCAATGGCACAACGACGGTCAGCCTCGCGAGCGGTGGCGGTATAACGGTCGATGTTGGCCACATCCAGATCGCGTCATCGTCGCAGGTGCTCAACTGGGCGAGTTCGACGAACCTATGGGCGCCGGCGGACGGCCACGTCGAGATGACCAACTTCGCCGTGACCGCGGGCGTCCGCTTCCGCTTCACGACGGACGCGCGCTTCGAAGTGCGTAACCGCGCCAACTCGGACTTTGCGGACATCTACGGGAAGGGCGCCGTCTTCAGTGGCACCCTGACTGCGAATCAAGGCCTCTTCGCGGCCGGGATCGACGTGACGGGCGGCTTCGTGTCGAACGGCAACAATGGCGAGACGTTCGGCCCCGTCGCGATCGCGACCCTGCAGTGCGAGGGCGGCATCGTCATCGGGCACACCTAATCGGAGACCACCACATGCCCCCGACTGTCATCACGATCGCCCTGACCGACGCCGAGATCCTCATGGCGGAGCGCGAGCGCCTCGCCGCGCCGGTCACCCTGCCGAATCTCGCGGCCTGGGTGCAGGCCGTCTTGTCGGCCGAGATCGCGCGTCTGGGCGCGCAGCAGCAGGAGGCCGACGCGGCGCTCCTCGGCGCGAAGCTCGCGAAGGCCAGCCCCGAGGTGCGCGCGGCCGTCCTCACCGAACTCGCGAAGGTCCCGCTTGCGGGAACGCGTGAGGCCAACACCTAGAGGAGCCCTATGTCTGAGCACACCCGCACCTTGAGTTTCACCACCGCGGCGCAGCGGAAGTTCTTCCCGCGGATTCATGAGGGCCTCGTCAACGGGTCGAACGTGGTCCGTAACCTCGATCTCAAGGAGAAGAACCCGAAGGCCAGCGAGGACCTCTGGGCGCGCCGCGGCCCGAGCCCGCGCATCATCCGGAAGATCAAAGCGATCGGCGTGCCGGGGAAAGAGTTCCTCGACGACGACAAGACCCTGCCGATCTACGTGCTCGAGACGCTCGGGGCGACGCTGGTGCTCACGGAGGAGGAGTTCAAGTACGCCTGCCGCTGTCTCCGATCCGCGCAGTGGAACGCCGCCGTCGAGGACGAGATCGACGACGTGATCGTCTTCTTCGAGCGGGCCGTGCCCGACCAGGTGCCGGCGTGACGGTCCTCGAGGCGATCGCGGATCGGATCATCGTGCGCGAGGGCGGCATCGCCGATGTGGGCGACGGCGCCGGCCTGACATCGTTCGGCCAGACGTCGGCCTGGCTCGCGCAGTATGGGCTGACGGCGCCGACGTCGGCCGCCGAAGCGCGCGCGAACTACCTGCAGGTGTGGGCCTTGACGAAGCTGTCGGGCATCGCGGCCGCGGATGACCTGCTGGCTGACGTCGTGCTCGACTTTGCCGTCAACGCCGGCGAGCGCGTGTCGATCCGGACGCTGCAGATCGTGTTGAGCCTGACGGCCGACGGCGCGTGGGGCCCGCAGACGCAGGCCGCCGTCGACGCGGCCGATCGGCGCCGCCTGGCGGCGAAGGTGCTCGCCGAGCAGGTCGCGCACTATGGCGCCGTCATCACGAAGAACCCGGCGCGGGCGAAGTTCGCCCACGGCTGGATGAATCGCAAAGCGGAACAGATCGCGAGGCTGTAGACGATGCCTCCCTGGCTGCAGGAACTCCTGGTCGTCGCGCTGCCCATTGTGGTGAGTACCTACGCCACCATCGCGGTGCTCGGGTCGAAGATTGACGCGCAAGGAAAGATGATCGAGCAGCTCGACGAGAAGAAGCTCGACACGTCCGTGCACGCGGTCGAGATCAAGCGGATCGACGGGCGCGTCGATGGCGCCTACGAAGAGGTCCGCCGCGAGCGCGTTCGCCTGAACAACATGCTGCTGGCCGACCGCCGACACAACGACGAAGGACATCCCTGATGCTGGGCGCACTAAAGAAAGTGATTCCGTTCATCGCCGCGGCCCTCCCGGGCGGCGGGATCGTGCAGCAGATGGCGCTCGCCGCCGTCGGTCAGGCGCTCGGCGTGCCCGCACCGAAGGACGCCGGCGAGGCGACCGAGGCCCTGCGGAACGCCACGCCGGAGCAGTTCGCGGCACTGCAGGCCGAGGAGCACCACTTCACGCTGAGGATGGCGGCGCTGAACATCAAGAGCGTCGAGGAACTCGCGCGCATCGCGGCCGGCGATCGGGACAGCGCGCGGCAGCGTGAGATTCAGATCCGCGACAGCACGCCGCGCGTCCTCGCCTATCTCTACGCGGCCGGGTTCTTCGTGACGCTGGCCGCGCACATTACCTTCATGACGTACATCGTCGTCGAGCACGTCCAGCTCGATACGGCCGTGCTGGCGTTGATTCTGACGCCCGTCTCGACGCTCGAGGGCGTGCTGATTGGCATGGTGCTGGGGAGCAAGGAGTACTACTTCGGCAGTTCCGCCGGCAGCAAGGGCAAGGACGACACGATCGCGAAGCTGTCGGCGTAGAATAGGTCCCGTCGTTTCCCGCGGCCGAGGTGCGAGACACCCAGTTCCGTAGAACTGGAGTCTGCTCGTGATTGGCCGCACCGAGATCACGCCGCTTCCGCCGACCGCGTACAACACCCTCCCGAACCCGGCCGCCGGCGCGAGCTACGTGGATCCAGTCTTCGGCACGACGATCCGGCGGCTCACGGGCGACCGCAAGCCGGACGACATCTACGCGAGCAACATGCACTGGTCGGCCGACGGCAGCCGGTACGCGCATCTGGGATCGATCATCGACGTCGCGACCGGCAAGGTCACGCACAGCGTCCCGCTCGGCAGCAGCTCGCCGGACGCCGGCTTCGATCCCGTCGATCGAGACGTCTACTACTACCTCAGCGGCGCGACCATCAAGAAGGTCGTCCTCGGCGCGAGCGGCGCGAAGGTCGAGTCGACGTTCTACACGGCCAGCGGCGCGCTCGCCGGCTTCGGCGGCTCGGTCAACTGGTGGAGCGCGGACGGCCGCGTCTTCCTCGTCAACGTCGGCGGCACGGTGCGCGTCATCGAGAAAGCGACGCTGCAGCCCTACGCCGGCAGCATCACGGGCCTCGGCGGCGGCGGCTGGCTCGGTCTGGCGCCCTCGGGTAATCACGCGGTCGGCTACTGGGGCAACACCGGACGCGCCTGGACGATCGACCACGTCGCGAAGACGGTCGGTCCGCAGGTCCAGTTCTGGATCGGCCTCTGCGGCGATCACGCGGTCCCGATCTCCGGGTCGGACGGTAAGGACTACTGCGTCGTCATCAACTGCAACAACACCGACGGGATCTTCCGCGTGGCGGTCGACAACAACGCCGTCGGGAAGACCGAAGCGCAGCAGATGGCGCTGCCCGGCAACGTCCGGCTGATTCCCTCCGAGCCGCAATGGCAGAACGAGAAGCACTTCTCGTCGGTGGCGCGGGGGCCGTTACAGGACTGGGCCTTCGTCTCGATGGAGTTCAAGGCCGGCGACACGTTCAACGCCACGCCGTCCGGCTGGCCCCCGTATCGACAAGAGATCGTCGGCGTCAACATTCTCACGGGCGAAGTCCGGCGCCTCGCGCACCATCGCTCGCGCTCGCTCAATGACGACTACGGCTATCAGCCGCGCGTCTCGTGCAGCTGGGGCGGCGAGGTCGTCGGCTGGGCCTCGAACTTCAATCAGGCCGGCGGCTCGGACATCTACGCAGCGATCGTCAGCGTGACGCCCACCCTGCCGCCTCCGCCGCCGTCGCCGGTCAACTGCGTCTGGAGTTCGTGGTCAGCCTGGGCGCCGGTCCCGGGCGATGTGATGCGCGAGCAGCGCACGCGCGTCGTGGCGACGCCGGCGTCGAACGGCGGCGTGCCCTGCGCGGGCGAGGCGATCGAGTTCCGCCCCGTGGCGGCGACGCCGATCGACTGCGTGCTCTCGCCGTGGACCCCGTGGAGCGCCTGGACGCCGGTCAGCGCGACGCAAGAGCAGCGCACGCGCACGCGGACGATCGTCACGGTCCCGGCCAATGGCGGCGCCGCCTGCGGGCCGCTGACGGAGACGGAGGCACGGCCGATCGTGGTCCTGCCGCCGCCGGCGCCAACGGTCCTGGCGCTTGGCACCTACATGGTCGCGGCGGGTGCCGAGGTCGCGCTCAAGGACGTCGCCGGCGTGCTGACCGTGATCGTGCGGTAACTCATGTTCGGGATCCGGGCGTACACGAAGGGCCACGGCCTGGCGACGATCATCTTCGGGACGGCCCCGCTCGCGGGGTCGATCCTCGGAGCGATCATCACGACGGGGTCGGCGTCCTTCACCGTGTCGGGGGGACAAGAGGGCGGCGGGAACTGGCAGCAGCCGAACGCCGCGAACGGCGGCGACAACGGCGAGAACGTCTCGGCCTTCTACTGCATCGCCGCGGGTGGTGCGACCACGTTGACCTGCAGCGTGACGATCGTCGAGGGCATCGTCTTCGAGATCGGCACGACGGGCCTCACGTTCGTCGCGAGCATCATCAACGACCAACCCGGCGCCGTCGCCCTCAACACCGGCGTCCTCAAGACCCCGCCCACCTTCGGGACCGGGTGCGCCTTCGCGCTCAATGTCTATTCCGGCGCGACGGTCCCGGCCTACAACGCGAGCGCGTTCGTGAAGGTCGACCAGGACAGCAATAACGAGGTCGCCGAGTTCTTCTTCGCGGGCGACGTGCGCGGCCCGAACCAGGCGCTGCAGATGACGACGTCGAACGCGCCGACCGGGCAGAGCTCCCGGATCCTGCTCTTCCAGGCGACGGACCTCACGACCGATCCCCGGCATCGCGGGCTCGCCCCGCAGCAGCGGCGGGTGGCGTAAATGCTGAATACCGTCCTCACGACGACGAAGATCCAGCTCGTCACCTCGAGCACGGCCGACATCGACGTGCACGTCTCGGGCGTCGAGAACACGAACCCGGTCACGGGCGACCCGGAACAGATCAGCCAGGCCACGCAGATCACCACCGCGACGACGACGGACATCCTCGCCGTCCCCGGCGCGAGCGAGGCGCGCAATGCGAAGCTCATCAACGCCCGCAACAAGCACGCATCGAGCTCGAACGTCGTCACGCTCCAGGAGAATCGGAACGGGACGCTGATCACGCTCGGGGCCTGCACGCTGCTCGCCGGCGAGTGGTTCACGTTCAATGAGGGCGTCTTTTTTCACTACGACGCGAACGGCGGCGTCTACGGTCAGGGCGTGCCCGCGGCGACGCAGGCCGACATGGAAGCCGGCACGTCGACGACGACGTTCGTCACGCCCGGCACGCAGCACTTTCATCCGGGTCATCCGAAGTGCTGGGGCAAGGCGACGGTGTCCGGCGGCACGCCGACGCTGCAGACGTCCTATAACGTCACCTCCATCACGGACACGGCGACGGTCAATTGACGGTCACGATCGCAACCGACTTCTCGGGCGCGCACTACGCGATGAACGTCTCCCTCGAAGCGGCGACGACGACGCTCTCGGCGACGACGACGTCGCTCGCCTGCTTTATCCGGAACGCGACGCTCGCGGCGGGCTCCTTCATCATCCAGGCCTGCGAGTTCGACATCGGCGGCGCGACGGATCCGTCGTCGTGGCACTGGATGGGCTGTGGAGATCTGTGATGCAACGGCCGCCGGAGGTTGCGTACATCGCGCTTCAGTTCGCCGACGACACGGTCGGCATCATGCAATTCGTCCGGGTCGAATACGCGCCCGACGGCACGATCCGTCGGCAGGCCGTCGCCGACGCGCCAGCCATCGAGCGCGAGATCGCGCGCGCGTCGTTTGATGCGTCGAAGCGCCCGATCCAAGGCTGGCAGCCGATCGCGCCGGAGACGATTCCCGCGTCGCGCGAGTATCGCGACGCCTGGATCTGGCTCGGCGGCGCGATCCGGCACGACCTCCCGAAGGCGGGCGCGATCGCGCTGGCCCGCGTGCGCGCGGCCCGGACGCAGGCCTTCGCCGATCTCGATGCGCAGTGGATGCGCGCGACCGGCCGCCAGGACACGACCACGGCGGACGTGGTCGAGGCGCAGCGCCAGGTCCTCCGCGATCAGCCGCAGCAACTCGCGGCCGCGCTCGCGGCCGTCACCACCATCGACGAACTCACGGCCGCGGTCGCGGCCAACCGCGCGTCTCCGGGTCCGGCAATGTCGTCAAGGAGTAGATCATGAGTGCATCCACGAAAGTCGCGGCGACGCGCCGTCGACGCGGCCCTCGAGGCGATCGCGCCGACGGCCGGCCCGCACCGCCCGAATCCCGCATCGATCGCTTCCAGCGGCTGCTGAAGGTCTGGCTGCCGGAACGGGCGGCGCACATCGACCGCGGCGAGTGGGGTCCCACCGGCTGCCCGTATCAGTTCCTGACGCTGCGGAACGGCCAGCAGCGCCTCGTGCTCGAGCGACACGACATCCGACCGGTGATGGAGCAGCTCGTCGAGATGGACGACGACAGCGACGAGATGCAGGTGCTCGAGCGCATCACGGTCACCGGCACGACGCGCGACGAATTGCTGGACCGCCTCGCAGAGCGGCTGAAGGCTCACGCCCCGGCCGCGCCGGGAGAAGGACAGCAGTCATGAATCAGTTCGGAGCACTCGGGCCCACGGGCGGCGTCACACTCACCACCCGCCGGAACCTCGGCGACCTCCGCGTCCTGCCGCCGCCGTCGGGCTGGCAGTGGCGGAACTGGCTGCAGTATCGCCGGCGCGATCTGCCGAAGCTCGCGGCCGCGCGGTTTTTCGGACGTCTGCCGGGCGTCATGACGAGCGAGGCGAAGCTTTGCGGCGCCGTCTACCGCGCGAACTTCGCGATCCTCGCGCCGTGGCAGGCGCTGAAGCTCCGCGAGCTGCTGGCGCACAACGTCAATGTCCTCGAGTTGCCACGGCACTTCGGCGGCCAGGTCACGAACTACGGCGTCCTCTCGACGCGCGTCGTGACGACCGCCGGCGTGAACTTCATCGTCGACGCCTTCCAGAACCTGGTCGAAGTCGAGAACATGAAGTTCCACGGCTTCGGCACGGGCACGAACGCCGAGGCCGCCGGCGACACGGCGCTGCAGACCGAGCTCACGACGCAGTACGCCGTCGACAGCACGCGGCCGACGGGCACGACGACCGAGGGCGCCAGCGCGAACATCTACCGCACGGTGGCGACGCTGTCGCCGGACTCCGGCGGCACGATCGCGATCACGGAACACGGCGTCTTCTCGGCGGCCTCGAGCACGACGCTGCTCGACCGCAGCGTCTTCTCGGCCGTGAACCTCGTCGCCGGCGCCGACTCCCTGCAGGCCACGTACGACCTCACGTTCTCGTCCGGCGGATAAGCAGACGCGACGATGCCGCGCTACGGGGTCATTGACGCGGAGCTCGGCCGTCGCGGTCTCGTCGATCCCGCTCTCGACCGCTTCGGCCTCATCGATCCGGACTTCCTCAGCGCCGGCGCCGGCGGGACCACGTTCACGATCACCCCGTCGGGCAGCATCGCCAGCACCGGCGCGCTCGTCCGCGTGACGAGCAAGACGCTCACGGGCGGCGGCACGCCCGCGGGCGCACTCAGTAAGGCCGTCAGCCGCGCGATGGCCGGCACGATCGCGAACGCCGGCGCACTCACCAAGCTCGTCGCGAAGCCGCTCACCGGCGCCATCGCATCGGCCGGCGCGCTCACCACCACGAAGATCGTCCTGATGACAGTCACGGGCGCGATCGCGACGGCCGGCGCGCTCGTGCGCGCGACGTTGAAGGGGCTGAGCGGCACGGCCACGTCGGCCGGCGCGCTGCGACGGGACGACAGCAAGGCCGTATCCGGCACGCAGGCCAGCGCCGGCGCCGTCATCAAGGCGGTCAACAAGCCGATCACCGGTGCGATCGCCTCGAGCGGCGCACTGACGGCGGTCCGGACATTCCTGCGGACCTTCACCGGCACGCTCAGCACCACCGGCGCATTGGCGAAGACGCCCGCGATCGCGCGCGCGGGCACGACGAGTTCGAGCGGCACCGTCCGGAAGACGATCGCGCTGCAGCGGTCCGGCAGCGTGACGCCGGCGGGCGCGCTGCGGAATGCCGTGAGCAAGTTCTGGTCCGGCGTCATCGATCTCGTCGGCCGACTCTTCGGGATCGGCGAGCAGACCCCGACCACGCGGCCCGCGACGGCCTACGGGATCGCCGTGAGCCGCGCGAGCCAGACCGGGATCGCGGCGATCATGACGACGCAGATCGGGACGTGTAGCGATCGCAGCAGCGCGACCGGGCGCGCGGTCGACCTGACCGACGTCGTCGGGATCGCCGGCACGCGGACATCCGTGACCGGCATGGCACAAAGGAGCGAGTAGGTATGGCGACGGCCGTCGATCCGTTCAATCAGCACTTCATCTTCCATCGCGGCGAGGACGTCCACATCCTGCTGCGGCTCGCGCCCATCGACCCGACCGATCTCCCGAACCTCTGGGAGTTCGGGTTCTGGCTGAAAGAGGACCTCGACGACGCCGACGCGGACGCCGTCCTCGATCACAATGACATCACGATCGAGGCGGCGGCCAACGGCGACATCGACCTCGACCTCGGCGCCGAGGACACGCTGCAGACGGCGAAGACCTATCACTTCGCGCTCTGGCGGACGCACGACGGGAGCAACGCGATGCTCTCCGGCGGGACGATTCAGCTGCTGAAGTCGGCGCGCAAGGGCGCCTAGGTCGGCGGCTCGGCGGGGGCGGGCGATCCCCCAGCGAGTAACTTTTGCATTTCACCAATCGCACGCGCCCAGTCGTTCGTCATGGCGATAGTGTCGAGCAATTTATGCGCGGCGGATCGGAGGGCGGCGATCTGCGCCGATTGCATCCGAAACTCCATCAACCCTTGTGGGATGCGCTCGGCTTCTAACGCGCGCTCGCGGAGTGGCTTCGTCCGGCGCACGGCCTCATCC